CACTTTTGATTTCTGCGTTAAGATTACGAAGTATTTTATTTTGAACTTTTCTTACTTCGTTTTTCATTGCTTCCTGCCCTGTTTTGGGAATTCTTGCCGCACGTGTTGTTTTGTTAGCAGGCTTAGTTGCCTTGGGCGCTGCGGGTTTGGCTGCTGCTGATGCAGGCTTAATTCGTGCGGTAGTGGCGCTGCCTTGTTTTGCCCTTACAGTGGCAACTAACGCGACAATATCAGTTTTTGGCTTAATGCCACGCTTTATCATTTCTTCCCTGCGCTGCTTATCCGAACGGAATCGTTTATCGGTCATCACATCTCTAGCAATCTTTTGGTCTTTATTTAATCGGCGGGGAGATGCAACCACCTTGTTAGCTGCCTTGGTTGCCGCCTTCGGCTTAAGCGTGCCTGGCTTCAAGCCTTTGGGCTTAGCAACCGTGCTGGCTGTTTTGCTGCCAGTCATTTTGGCGGTCTGCGTCTTGCGCTTATTGCCGCTTGCTGTCTTTAACCTGCCGCCTCTTGCGGTAGCGCCGGTGCCGGTGCTGGCAAACCTACCGTTATTGTCGCGTGTGTATTTACGTTGCTTGCCGCCGCCGCCTCCGCCAGACCGCTTGCCTCCTTTCTTAGCCATTGGCGGTCCTCCAGTATGGTATCAGTATATCCGAACCCCTGTGCCGCGGCCTGCGCCAGCGTGCAGGGGGTTGAACTCACGCCAGATGAGATAACCGATGGCGTCGTTCATGTGGTCATAGCCTTGGTCTTTATCAGGTTCACCGCGTTCTGTATAGCTTTGCAGTTCTAGGCATTCAATAAGCTTTACACATGATGCGGCGATGTGTAAGCGCACCTCGCCTTTGCCGTTTTCCAGTAGCGCCTGCACTGCTGCTACGCGGTCGCGCACCGGTGGGTTGGCGCGTGGTGATTGGTTGGACATGCCGTAGCTTTCAAGAATGGCAATATCGGTTTGGGTTGCATTGGTGCTGCGGTTGCCGCCGCTGGCATCTGGATACACATAAAGGCGATGGTCTGGGTAACGGCTTTTGATGGCGGCTGCTAATGCGTCAGTGTCATGGGCGCCGCTGATCTCATCAAATACTTGTAGTGTTTTGCCATTGCGATATGCGATCACTGCCGACATGTTGCCAACGTTGAAGTCAACGCCGATGCGCAACGGTTCACGGTTGTCAGGTGCAGTGATGTCAGCCACATGCTTGGCACGATCAAAGCGGTCATACACCTGGCCGGTGGTTAGGTTTACAAACTCGCCATCTAGGTAAGCCTTAAGCAGTTGCGGGTCATAGTTGGCCTGCATCCGCTCAATAAAGTCCGGCGGTAGGTGCGGGTTATCAGCAGTGCGCATTCGGATCAGCTTGCGATCCTCGCGGCCTTTACTGTCTTCACTGGCGAATGTTTGCCACATCCATCTAAAACCTTCTGGCGTGGATGCTGCCGCAAACTGCCGCACATTGCCAGCACGTAAGCGGCCAAGGATCTTGGGAAATGCCTTATTAGCGATGCTGGGCGCTACGGTGTCGATCTCATCGGCCAGTATCCATGCGCCGTTAATACCAATGATGCGGGTCCAGTTCTCAAAGCTACGGCATAGGATTTTGGTATCACCACCGGGTAGATGCAGATTGTATTCAGGCAATGGTGATGCCCTAAATGTATATGGAATATCGTAGGTCTCTAAAAAATCATCAAAATCATTCTGCCAAATGTCCCGGATTAGCGGACCCGTGGGCTCAAGTACCACACCAATAAAGCCTTGATTTGCCATGGCAAGGTGCACAGCTTTGGCGCATAGCGCTCTGGTCTTGCCTGCGCCGTAGCCAGCAGACACGCCAAGGATGCTGGTGGTTTGGTCATCAACAAACGCAAGCTGGCCCGGGTGCAAATCAGCGCGGATGCGTTCTAACGTTGCTGCGGTATCTTCTTGTGTTGTTGACTGCATGAACGCCAGCAACCTGCCGGGCTCGCAAATGCCAGCCAAAAGTGTCATGTCATTGGAAACTGCAATAGCTTGGCTTGGTTTTCTAACGCTTTAATTGCAATACCTAAGTTGCCTTTTTCGCGTGCTTCGCGTTCATAATCTTGAAGACGTGCAATAGCAGCAGTCAACCATTGCGGGCGTTCAAGTTCAGCATCAAGCGCCATTAATTGACGCGCACGCGCCATGTAATGTTCAGTTTGGCGATCACCTACGCCCCAAGATTCCGAAGCAAATCGAATAATTTGTGTTCTACTATGTGCACGCAAAAGTAGATCGTAGACGGCATTTACCCGCTGATCTGCTTCTGTGTTTGTGCACTTTTTGGCCATTAGCTTCTGACTTGGACAGGCATTATGAGGTAAGTATGGCTACTTATGCCATCAGGCGTCAAGGTGACGGGTGCGGTTGCGGTGTTGGCGGATAGGGTGACCGACTTAACGCCCATGGTTTTTAAGCCGTCGATTAGGTAATGAACGTTGATGGCAAGATCGGGCAAGGTGCCAGTGGTTACAAGGGATTCGGCGCCGCTGTTGGCATCGGCTTCGGCTGTGATTTCAAGAATTTTAGTTGCGGTTGATAATTTAACAATTGAATTATGATTAACGGCAATTAAGGCCACGCGCTCTAAGGCGTGCAGCAGTTGCAGACGATCAACGGTTAATGCATGTGCAAATTCTGTGGGCACCAACTGCCGAACATTGGGATAGGTGCCGTCTAGGGTGCGGCTGGTGATTTGTGTGCCATCGGCTAGGACGATGCCCACCTGACCTTTGTCGATGGCGATGGTTGCCGGTTGCCGGACTTGCTGCAGGCAGCGCACAGGTAGCACCAGATCTAGTTCAGCGTCTGAGTCGATGGCGCAAATTGCTAGGCGGTGGCCATCGGTGGCTTCTACGCGACCAGTGGCCAGGTGAATGCCCTGCAGTAACTGCTTGCTGGCATCGGTGCTGGCTGCTGGCATGACGGCGGCCAATGGCCCAACGAGGTTGATGGCAATGCCATTGGCAGCATCCACCACGGGCAAGGCTGGGAAATCATCCGCAGAGGCCACTGAGAGGCTGTAGGAGCCGCTGAGCGATACCAATGCCAGCCGATTGCCGCTGATGGCCAGCGAGACGGCCTCAGAGGCGTCTAAGCGGCCAATAATGTCCGACAGCAGCCGATGGGGTACGACGGTGGCGCCATGGGCCTCTACGGAGGCGCTGATGGCGGTTGTGATGCCTAGCTCCATGTCGTAGCCGGTGACGGTCAATATGCCATCAGCAGCATGTAGCAAGACGCCAGCGGTAATGGCATGAGTGCGACCGTTACCGACTGCACGCGCCACCAGACGCAATGCATTGTGCAATTCGATCTGGGACGTTACAAGCTTCATTGATTGTGGATGCGATGGATGTGAGCGATTCAGCTATGTCAGCAGGCAGCGGCTGCTGATCGTCTTGGGCGTTGTCACGGATTGCAGCCGCGACTGCGAGGGCTTCGGTCAATAGAGCACGGAGCTGTTCGACTACTGGTTGCTGTTTGATTGATGACATATGCGACGGGTCCCAGCCACCAGCGCATTGTAGTCCATCGTGGTCATTCCTGCAAGGGCACGGTCACGGATAAACGCCGCCCGGCTGGTTCCAGCGGCAGCGGCAGCGGCATTCAATTCTGACAGTTCAGCATCAGAAACATGAAACTTAATTTCAGGCATTTAAACAGGTGTAACGGGCAGATCCTAGTGCCAGTCAGGGCGGCTAACCTTTTTTGCAAGGTATGGACGGCAAAAGACGTTGCAGCGCAGGGCTTCTCCTAACCGTCCTAACCTCCTAACCTCTTATAATGATAGATAAAAGAAGGGGTATAGGGGGTATTAGACAACTCCTAAACCTTAGGTAGGTCGGTCGTGCGGTTGGGACGGCCAAAACGTAGTTGTCAACTGGCTTTTAGCCGTCCTGTCCGTCCAACCGTGTGTAATGCCACCGGCGACGACCTGTTGATTCTCGAACCTTGACCCAATTAAGATCCTTGAGAATGGATGCCACCTGCATCTGGTCCGCTCTGGTCTGGCGCTCAAGTGGTTTCTTGATCCCATGTGTAAGAATCTCCTCAGATGTAACGATGTCCACTGAGCGCCTATTGGCTAGATATTGCTCGATTGCATGACGCCATGGGGAGTCAATTAGGTAGGTATCATTTTCTTTAGTGACCTGTATTTCCATTTGAGCTGGTAATCTATTGGTTTGATTGTTGCGATAGGCATGTACTGCAGCGGACCATATGGCATCACGTTCCAACAGTAGA